GGCTGTATCAGAACTCATAGTTGCTAGCTCTGTTAACTCAGCATCTAAAGGCTGCTTTGCATCTAGCTGTGTTTGAACATTAGAAGTAACACCATCGACATAATTAATTTCTGCTGTCGTTGCAGTAACTCCATCAAGCAGATTTAATTCACCAGAATTAACTGTTGCTCCATCTAGTATTTGAACTTCTGCTTGTGTTAAATCAGCTAAAGCATTAGCTGTGTTCTGACCCATCGTTGCCAGTTCAGTTAGCTTTGCATTGACTGGTTGAGTTGTTGTATCTACATAGTTCTTTGTCGCTGCATCCTGTGCTGCACTAGGATCTGTAACATTAGTTAAACGCTGATTATTTAGAGTTGGCTGACCAGTAGCAGCATCAATAGATATACCTTGCTTCTGTGTGTCATCTAGCTCTTGAGCATTATATAAATGCTGTAAGTTACTGGTATCTAAGTCTCCTGCTGTAAGAGTTGAGCCATCTGCATAATCAACAAGCACTCCTGTTAAAGGAGTAATCCTTCTAATCTCTACCTTGACTCCATTGTCAGGGGGACTGGCTAAACGTGCAGTTGCTTTGTTGGGTTCAAATGTAAATGAGGTATTAACAAAGTTGACATATACCTTTACGTGATCCTCATTGATATAAGGAAAGGTGATGTTGAAATCGGTCTGTGACCCATCCCCTGTATAAGTATCGAGTGCGTAGGCCATAGGTTAATTACCTGTTGATTGAGGCTGCAAAGTCTTGAGCATTTAGATCCATACTATCTCCTTGATTGTAAATTGGATCTAATGGTGCTCCTCTCTTTTGTCTTTCTCTTAATTCTTCAGCTGCTTCTAGCTGCCTTTCAACTATAATAACTTCCATTCTATACTCGTTGCTAGTATCTTTTCTGAATTTTTCTTTTGCTGCATGTTTAAAATTATTCATAATTTCTTCTATAAATTCATTCTTTGCAAACCCTATCCTTCCGTCTGATGGATCTAAAGGATGAATAATGTATTGATATTTTTTATAGTCAGGAGATCTCATACGATCATATAAAGTTTCCATTAATGTCTTTCCATGTATCTCAATTGTATAAATATATTCCTTATATTTTCTGAAAGCTGGTGCACTTAATCTAATTCCATGTGCAAAATCACTAGGTCTTGGTGGCTCAAATGTTGCTCCAGCTCTAGAGAGCTTAATCAATTCATCATTAACTAAAGCGGCTTTATAGTTAGTAGTTATTATTCCTTTCTTCTTTTGATTAGGAGTTCTAGGATCAAAATCATGTCCTTTAGAACCTATTCCAAATTCACTAGGAGTACCCAATATTGTTCCAAAATAAGCTCCTGTTAATCTTGATAACCAAGGAGCATCGTCATAAGGAAGTTGGTCACTACCTAAGAAACCAGCATTTCTAATTGGTAAGCCAGTTACCCAATTTATTCTTTCAGGAAGACTTTCAGAAAAACCTGGAATTGTATTTTTAATTTCATCTATCTGCTGTCTCCAATATCCAGCAATCCAATTCATCAGAGGATTACCATCTTGGAAGTTTGCATCTGCTTCTTCAAGATAAACAGTTCTTCCTAAAGCATCCTTTGTTTTGACTAATCCCTCTCCTGCCTGATCGAAAGATTCAATTGGATTAACAGAGCTATCAACTGTCCTCTTATATCTATCTATTGCTCTGCTTACTTCTCTCATCCTCCCTGATTCTGGAATAAAATTAGCGAATAATCTTTGAACATATCTTGCCATCTTGCTACGTTCTGAAGCTTCTAATTCTCTTCTACCTGGAAGATTATTTCTCATTAATCCAACAGCATCTATGAATTCAACAATGCCTTTGTAATAAGTAGAATTAAATCTACCTAACATTACATTTGCTGAAGTTGATACAGAGAATGTTCCAATCATCTCTTCTCTTTGTTGCTCAGACATATCTGCATACAACATCTTGTAATCAGCTAATCCTGCAATAAAAGTAGCTGCTGGCTCAAACCCTCTATAAGAATGCCAACGACCATATACAGGATTACCATTCTTATCTCTACCTCTTGTTCTCCAAGATAATGCAGGTCTTTCTCCATCTGTCCATTCCTTTCTCATAGCAGGACTATTTGGCCCATAGCCTGTGAACTCAATAGGAAACTCTTCATTGTTTAAAACAGTTGTTGCAAATAAACCTCCTGCTACTGTTCCTGTTGCAACTTCTCCTTTCCATCTATTACGCAAGTAAGCATTCTCGTTGAAGAGATCTCTATAAAAAGTATCGACTGTCATATTTAAACCTGGAATCATTCTGACCCATTGCTTTGTGATATCACCAGGAGATCTATTAAAAGGCTGAATGAAACTTGCAATATAACCATGTCTTGCTGATTGCGCCTTGCCCCAGATTTGAGGCACTTGTGACCAAGCTGAAGTAAGTGTGGGAGTCATCTGTCCTACACCTGGAAGATTCTGCAAATCATCAGCTTGTTGGACAATTCCATCAGCTCCTCTCATAAATCTATTCCAATGTCTTTGTGCTCCTTCCAGCTCTCCATCCCGATATTTTCTCGCAAATGCTTCTATATCAGCAGCTTCAGTCATACCTCTTGCTTTAGCTAATTCCATTCCATATCTCTTACTTCTATTTGGCATTTTTGCTCTTACCTCATCTGTGAAAGTAAGAATCCTTCCTATCTGAATAGCTGCTTCATCTTTCATAATTGCATCTGCAATCGTTTCTCCATTGATAACAGCATCGAAGGTATAGAACTCAACCTTTGCATCAGCCCATTGTTCTGCATAAGATTTCAAATCTTTACCTTTCAATCCTTTTGCAGCTCCTTGGCTTAAACCTTCTTCTAATCCGACAACATGTGCAAGAGAATTACCAGCTAAACTCTTAGTAAAGGTATCCATAGCCAACTGACCTCTAATATTCCAAGTACCTAGTTTCCATAGAACATTGGCTGCATGATGCGCAGGATTATTTTTTAGCTCATTAATGAAAGGAGTCTTATTTAAGTCGTAAGAAGGATGAGGATCATCTAATTGATAAGCACGATTTCTAGCATAAGTGTTATTCATATCTACCTGACCTGCTACATCTCCCACCCATGCACCTGTCCTTATCTTTGGATCATATAAAGATTGACCAGTCATCCATGCCTTCTGCCCTAATTTCAACGAACCATAGAAAGTTCTAATTAAATATTCATACTGTTGAACAGCTAATCCCATGTCTCCTCTTGTTGCTCCGTAGAACAAAGGTTCAACAAGTGTTCTACCTAATCCAGAAGTTTGAACAGCCCATGTTTTTGCAGCACTTAATAAGTTATTGACATAGTAAACAGCTAACCCTTTAGTTTTCTTTTCATAATCATCTATCTTCCTAGATTTCTTAACTCCTTCTTTTGCATCTGGTGACCCAAGTAGATCTTGAATAGTTTTTAATCCATGCTCTGTATCTGTATCCATGACAAGAGTTTCTATTTGATGTCTGAAGGATTCAGATCTAGGTGTCCATTGACCTGTCTCTAATGCTTCTAAATATTCAGGAGGAAGATTTGTGTAAACAACATCTGCTGGTACTTTTGATGCTTCTGCTATTGCTGAAGCCTTATCAAAACTTAAGCTCTGCCTCTTTAATGTTTCAGTAATACCTTGAGCATTGATTTGTGTTTGTGCTGTTTGAAGTAGTTGACCTGCACTTCTTGTCCATATTTGATAAACCCTAGAGAATTGCAATGCTGCATTCAGATATCTGTGCATTTCTATAAGAGCTTCAGTCTGGTCGATAGCAGGATTGTTTACTGCATTAACTGATTTTGTCGCCCATCTTGCTGCTTCTTCTGATGCAAAGTTAAGGCCAAACTTTAATTTTATTAAGTTAGTTGCATTCTCGACATTGTTATTAAAGATCTCTGTTGCACCTACAAGACTTTCATCATATAAAATATCTTCCAGATTTATACCATCCTTACGGAAGACTGACTCTAATTCTTGTGCAATCTTTCTTCCACTTAAAGGAGGCATTCCAGTTGCCATTATCCGATCTAATCTTTTGCTAATAGCATTTAAGATGATCTCAAAATCTGAACCTTGTTCACTTGCGTCAGAGTAATAACGATTACCCAATGGTGATCTAAGAGTTGTTATGTCTTGTTCTATATCCCATAAACCAGCTGCTTCTAATAATGGCTTTCTTCCTTCTGCTACATCTTTATATGTTCTAAGAACATCAGCTGGAATATCATCAGGAGAACTATTCCAAGGATCTTCTGGAATACCTCCTCTTCTTTTATCTACTGATATACCATCTCCAAACAAAACATCATCAAAGGCAGATCTTTCTACTACTTCAGATCTTCCTCCTGCAATAAGAACATCTAAAGCGTCAACCATTGCAGTCGCTTCAATTCCTTTTACCCAATCAGGTTCAAAATAAGTTTCCATCGAATATTTTCTTAGCTTTTTATTATTCCTTCCTTTCAAATAATCATTAAATATTTTTTCTGTATTTGGGCCGCCTAAAGCTGCATGAATTTGCACCCAAAGTTCTTTAAAGAAAATACCAACATCTTGAAGAAGTCTTCTAAAACTCCCTTCAGGTGCAAGTGCTTTCTTATTTATATGTAAGAAGAATTGATCTTTTAACATCTCTGCAAAATATTCATCCATCGAAACAAATCTATAATTTTGATCTGTATATTTACCAGTTCTAAAACCATCTAATTCTGCTTGAGCTAGACGATGAGTCTCAAATTCATCAAAAGTTTTCTGCATTCTTTTGCTTTCAGCAGTTTCCACAAAAGCATCCAGAACATCTTCTCTCGCTGGTTCAGCTCCAAGTTTTTCTTTCATTTTTAATCTCATTTCTTCTACTAATTCTTTACCTCGCAATACAAGTCCATCCCTTAACTTTTGAACTTGTTCCGCACTTAAAACCTTTCCATCTTTACCTTTAGGATCTTTAATCAATTTTTTCCTCATATCTTTGAGATATCTTTCTCTTGCTCTTTTCCACTCTTTAGCATATCTTTTTAAATCTTTTGCAGGTAGATAACGAGACAAACTATGCCATAATTCGTGAACCATAGTATCGCTAAAGCCTCCTGTCGCAATCGTTTCCCTATTTATTTCGATAAGCTTTCTTGCAAAATTAAATCTACCTTGTGCATCAACTTGTTTAAGACTTAATGCAACATCATCAAATAATTCTTCTCCCATTAATTCTATAAGTTCATATACAGGTGCATAATCATCTTTTGTATAACGATGAATAGATTCTTCTCCTGTTAACTTATTTGTAAACTTGAAATCTTGTCCAACTAAACTTCTTAACTTAGCTTTTATTTTGTCAACACCTCTATAGTTTGCAAGACTAATTCCTTTTGCATCTGCTATTGACGGAAACCCTTGTTCTCCAGGTATTCTCTGAGGTCTATTGGCCTTTAAGTTTTCAATAATTTCACTAACAGATCTACCTTCCATTACCATTGCCGCTACATTTTCATCTACTTTTCTTTTTCTATCTCCTCCCCAGAACTCAACATCTTTAGGTTTCCAAGCATCATCACCTGGCCCCCACCAGTAAGGAACATCTCCTGACTCAATTGCATCAGCCATTTCTTTGGCATGTTGTGTGGCCGCATCTCTATCGAAACCACTAACACCAAGTTCTTCTTCTAATTCTGCTTGTCTCTGTGCATCTTCAATTAGTTTTACATCTTCAGGGGAGACAGGATTTCCATCAGCATCAACCCACCCTGTATCATCAATTCTTGGTTCTTTCACATCACTGAAAGGAGGAGCTATTTCTTCAGGGATTTCAAGTCCAGGTTCTAATTCATCTAGTCGTGCTCGTAAAGCTTTATTAGTTCTATTCCATTTATTCCAAGTTTTATATTCTGGAGTATGTTTTCCATTAACAATACTTTTACCCTTACCTGGCTTTGGTGGCTCTGGGCCTAACTCTTCTATTTGTCGTCTGACAGAATCAAGATCACCAGTAACAGTTTTAACCCCTCTTTTTTCTGCACTTATAAATTTTTGATCTGCAAGATTTTTTCCGACAATAGCCAGATCACCCCATTGAGGATGATTTCTTACTAATACATCTTGTCCTTGTTCTCTTAAAGTTCTTGCTTGTGAATAAAGAGCATCGATTGCTTTGTTATTTCCTTTTGGAAAATCTCCCAAATCTACAAAATCTTCATAGTTAATATCTGCCATCATTGAACTACCACCCCAGTTAGTAGCAGCGGCTTTCTTACTTGTTATATAAATACCAGGACCATATAAGCCATCAGATTCTTTGAATCCTCCTGATCTAATTTTGGCTGCTATTGAATTAGGAGTACCATGATAAAACGCAGGTTTATCTACAGCTAATCCTCTGTTTCTTCTTTGTATTTGCCATAGACGATCTCTTTCTGCTGGTGGCAAATGAGCTAATGATTTATCAAAAGCAGCTCTATCTATTCGAGCAAGTTTACTTTCTTCGCTAAGTTTTTTTCTTATCTCAGGTATTGATGCTAATTCTTCTCCTTGCTTAATAACTTTAGGAAGTAGTTCTTTATATTCTGCTGATCCTTTTGGAGTCTCTGCTAATTGTTTTGCAAGCCTTTTCGCTTTTATTATTTTTAATGCAGAACGAGTTGTAAGAGCACCACCAATTCCAAGATCTATAAAGAATCCTTCAAGAGCATTCTTATAACGACCTTGTAATCCTTCATCTTCAGGATCAGTTTCTAAAGCATTTAAAAGAGGAATTTTTTCTACAACATTCCATTTATCAGCTTCAGTCACCAAGTCATATAGACGACCCTCATACTGATCGAATCCAGCAAAATCAATAACTGCTGCTTTAGGACTTGTCTCTGTTAAAACCTTTGTTCCAAATTTAGTTACAGACTGTGCAGTCTTTGGAGCTATAGGAGATTTACCAGCTAATGCAATAGCTCCTGCTTCTACCTTCTTAGCTTTAGTTCCAAGATTTGCAATTGCCTTACTTCCTCTTAATCCATAGCTGACACCCTTTAAAGCTTTAGAGAGAAGAACCCATTCCAATCCAAACTGAAGAATACCTGTTGCAATATCTTCTACGACACCACTACTTTCTAATTGCTCAGGCTTCCAATCTCCAAGACCAAGGATAGCTTTATCAGGTTCAGCTCTTGTTGTTCCTTCTCCTACTCCTACAGCTCCACCGATATCTCTGATTGTGTCACTACCTTCTTGAACAGCATTAATTCCTGCATTGATAAACATACGAGGAATAGCCTTTGCTGTTCCTGTCAAAATATTGTCGTCTTTATTAGCGTCTAAAGCAGTAAAGCCTTCACCTGTCTCTTCTGCTGATAAAGAAGCTTTATCTCTCCATTCTACTTTCTCTTCTCCAGTTTCAGGATCAGTGACTGTTATGTAAGGCATTCGCTTCTACGCAATATCAGACTTTGAATTAATGGTACTAGATTCTGTCGTTTCAGGCTTCTTATATTGCTCAAGAAGTTTTATCAGTTCTTTATTCCCCTTCATACTTGTCCACCATTCTGGTCCACGATTAACAAGCAAAGCAATTGCTAATTTATCTTGTATCTCAGGAGTGAATTTCTCTGTTGGCTTAATTCCTGCTAAGGCCATAGCATCTCTTAGTCCACTTCTTATGAATTGATATCGACCAGCTGCATGGATACCACCTGAGTCATGCCATTTCTTAGTTCCTGCTTCACCCTTTGGATAGGTTTTGAAATCATAGCCACTATCTTGTATATCTAAAATTTGTTGGATCGTCATTTCAGTTAGTTTCTTTCCCTTATTTGCTGGATGATCTCCATAAGTTCCACTGAAACCTAGAACTGTTTTCCCTTCATCTTCTCCTCCTTGATTAAAGGCTTCATAACCTCCTCCTTTTACATCAACTGTTGACTCACCACTATGAATGAGATCTAGCATTTGTGTTTCTAATTCTTGTTTTGGATTAGGTAATACACCTTCTAAGTTTGTACCTGCTACTAATGTTCCTCTATCTAAGATTGAAGAGGCTTGTTCATTGTTTTTTTTTAGTTTAAATCTATTACGTCCATCTGATTCATATTGATTTTGTTGCCTTGAAGGTAATCGTTGAAACTCTTCTAATGAAATATTCGATTTAGGATCAGGGAAAAGTGTATCAAGTAATCCTGGTGGCATTGGTAAACCATGCGCATTAATTTGGCTCTCGAAAAATTCTTTAGGTGTTAACCCTGTTCGTTCAAGGAGTACATTAAGTGCTTTGTAATCCAAGTCAGTTCTAACTCTAAGTGCATATCCAGATTCCTTACTTAATCTTTCCCAATCAAGTCCATTAGGGAACTCTTCAGCTAAGTCTTCTAATCTATTTATTTGTTGTTGAAGAATCTTTTGGTCATAAATAGGAGTTGTTTGAACTTCTGTTTTTAAATTTTCATTAGCTCTGTCATCCCCTCGTCCTCTTTCAAAACCAAATAGTTTCTTCAATCCTTGAGCTTCAAGGTAATTCCTGAGTGTGCTTCCTTCAGCTTCATAAGCTTTAGAAGGCTTACGTTCATAAGAAAGAATCTTTCCTCTCTTGTTTCCAATAGGACGATAATTTTTTCTTTCTTCTTTATCAAGAGTAGCATGTTCCTCTACTGAAATTCTTTCTGCTGGTTCAACCTTTTTCTCCTCTTTCTGTTCTTGTTTTTGATTTGTTAATTTAGCCTCTTCATCATCAATATTTTTTATTAAATCTTCTCTTGCTTTTGTGATTTTCAATATTCTATCTTCATAAGTATCGTCATTTAATGCTCCAAAAGTTTCTTCTGCTTCTTGTTTAAAAGCTTCTATTCGTGCTCTATATGCACTCCTTAAACGAGCAGGCCAGTTCTCTGGTAATATTTCATTTGGTTTATAACCATCTTTCAATTCCTGTTCTGTTAAAGGCATATTTTGATAAATCCCTACTAATCTTGCTTCAATCATGTCATAATCTTTCTTTACTGCTTTTTGGAAATCTTCTCTTTGTGTTTTAAGTTTTGTTTGTAAAGTATTATCTTGCAATAATTGATTCTTTTGATCTCTAGTAATCAATCTCTCATTTCCAAAATGATTAATTAAAGCTTCTGTTTCAATAGCATTATTTGATGTCCTAATTCTATCTCTTAACCAAGCCTCATTAGCATTTTGTTGTCCTACTCCCTTGATTTTTATCCAATTATCTATAACTTCATCTATGCCTTTCGCATGAGCTATTTGTTCTAAAGCCGTTGGATAATTATTAAAACTTTTTATTTTTTCATTTTTAGCCCACGCTAAAACACCCTGTAAATTAACAGCATTAGGAGGACGCTTTATAGTAAAAGATTTATCACCTACTGGAATAATTGTATTAACTCCTAAGTCATCGACTTCAGGTGTTGAAAGATCACCATCATTATCTCTCTGAATTATTTGATTTGCCATTGCCATGCCAGCCTTCTCTGCTGAGTTCTGATCTGCTACATCAACCTTACGAGCATGGTCATTTTTAATTTCAGAAACAGCAGCTTTCCAATATCTTTTTAAAACTATTCCATCTTTATCTCCTTTCATAGCTATTTCTTTTAAAGATTGTCCTTCACCTGCTCCTAAATTTGTATTTAAAAGAACTAATTCCATATTCTTTATATTCTGTGCAAGCTGACCAGGATCGTTTGGATCACTAGTATTAAAGACAGCTGTTGCTGCTGTTGTTAAAAGTTCTTCTATCGCTGTTGAATCTTGATAACCTTTAAAAGATATTCCTGATTTACTCCTCCATTCAGTTATTTCATCAGTCGCACTTATAAATTCTGATGAATAAGGAATTGCACCATTCTGCAACCTCCTCGGAGAAGCATCTTTAAGATCTAAACTTATATTAGAGAATATAGTAAGCAAGTTGGACTTGGCCTTGTTATCTTTATACTCAGCATGAATTTTTGAAACACTTCTTGTTGCATTTAAGACTGCACCTTGAACTCTATCATTAAGTTCTAAATATGCTTGAGGATTATCAGCGACACCTTTTAAATGCTCAAGTATTGTTTCTCTCCATTCTGGTGTACTTGGATTAATTGGAATAATTTCACCTGAGTTATCTTTTCTAGATTCATCTACTGTTGATTCTTCATATATTTCTAAAGCTACATTTTCTAAATTGGCAATCTCAGCTAAAAGTTTATTCTTTGCTTTTACAATTACACGTTCTCTTTCAACTCTTTGATCCATTGAAGCGAAAAGACCATAAGCAGCAGCAGCCTCTGGATCATTTTCTGCTTTCTGTGCTAAAGCATTCTTTGCTTTATTTAATTTAGTATTAGAATCTTTTCCGTCTTCTTCTTTATCTCTTTCAGCTTCTTCTCGCTCTGCTCTTTTTCTAGCAGCATCATCCATTGCCTCTTGAAAAGGCCAAAAAGTACTAGTAAATGCTTGAAGCTTTGTATTTACATCTCCAAAAGCTTGAGCTAGATTTTTTAAATCTTGACTATTATCTGGTGCTAATGCGACATCAGGTATCTTAATAGATGGAAACTGTAAAGGTTGAGCTTGAAAATAATCACTTTGACTAATTTTTAATTTATCAGTTGGAGTTGTTGTTCCTCCTAATTTAAACTTTTGTATTGGACTACCAGTTGCACCACCAGGCGATGAGAGTCTTCCAGAACTCTTACGATCAGAAGTTCCTGTGCTTTTACCTGATGAATACTTACCGATTGCCATAATTAATTCCTATTTTTTGGTATATGAACCAAAGACTCCTCCTGAATAGTTATAACCTGCCTTTGTCATTCCCGTATGCCAACTCATTCCTGCTTGAGCACCTTGTAGTCCTGCACTTGCTAATGCTAAGAAGGTATTACCTTTAACTTTGTCTCGAAGTATTGGTCGAGCTGGCCCATAATCTATACGTTCAATATATGGATTTAAAGAAGCTTTTCTACTTGCTAATCTAATATTTGCACTACGTTTATCCATACCTGATTGAACACCAGTAAAGGCTAAATTTCTATTTGTATTCCAATCAAATTGTCCATATTGTGCATCAACATCTGCTAATAAATTAGCTATATTTAATCCCCCCTTACCTGTTGCAAGAATCTCTCCTTGTGCTGATAATGTTTCTAATTTCTTTTCTCGTTTTTTAATTGCTGCTTCTTCTTGTGCTTGAGTTACTTGAAGATTTATTGCTGCTATTTCCTGTTCTGCTGCTCTATTTGCCATAAATTCACTTGTCTCATTTGCTAATTCTGTACTCGCTTTCTGTTGTTGTTCTCTAAAATTATTAGCTTGAGACTGAAGTTTTGCTTGGTCATGTTGAGCTATTGCATTTTGATTCTGATTTTCTATTGCTCTGTTCTGCGCTGCAATTTGCGACTGGTACTGCATAAAGCCCAGACCAGCTGACAGAATACCAACAATAATTGGAGGAACACACATAATTAGATCCTCACAAATTCATAAAACATTCGACTCTCTGGTCCCCAATTTAGATGTTTTTTGACAAAGGTAAAGCCTAACCATGATATCCATTTTACATGTACTTCATTCCTTGCATCAACAACATTGAAAAGAAGAGGGTATAAAGATTGCATATCAGCTAATTTCTCCTTTGATTTTCTGAGAAACCATCTTCTATCAATAGAGTCATCGACCATTGATTGACATCCTAACAACCAGATACGTCCTGTCTTCTTTCCTTCAGGAACAACACCACCCATCGCCATCAAATGACCATGACGACTTACAACTGTTAGACATGGCTTACTCATAAAATAAGCATAGAGCAAGCTGCCTTTAGGACAACCACCATTCTGGGCTTTTACCTCTGCAATATCTTCCTTCCTCATATTCTCAGCAACTATTGCAACATCTGTTAGCTTTGAAGGTCGTACAATTGCCATCCTTATATTCTCCTTGCCCGTTGTTGTAACCAACCTTCCCACTCAGCTGATTGGAAAATACAAGGTAAAGGACTACTACTTACTAATTCAATCTTTGCATCAATATTCCTAGTCATAACAGGAACTCTAAAACTCTCTTTTGGAATGCCAACTTGACCTATTACATTCTCTCCAACTTGTATCCCATTATAGGGATATGTAGCTGTATCTCTTCCCGCTGGAGTTATTTTTAATTCAAATGCAGAAGTTTTATCAAAGACAACTGACCATTTTCTTAATTGCAAATAAGGACTAGTTGCAACAGAAATAGTTCCAGACTCATCTTGTTGTTTTAAATATGGCGTACTAAATTCATAAGTCATGTCATATGCTTCTCCTATATAAAAAGCAGAAGTACTAACATCACCATTAACAGTTATTGTTCCATTATTAGAAGCATCTCCTACTGTTTCTGCTGTAGGAGTTAAAACTTGTCCATGCTTTAATTTGATTACTGCTTTAAATTTATATGTATTAGATGCAGCTTGCTTCGTAAATGATATAGCTTCATTAGCTTGAATTGTTTTACTGAATAGATAAGAAGGGAAATCACTGATTGTAACAGTCGCATTACCTGTAGTCTTGGCTGTAGTTGATCCCCCTGTACTGCTAATAACTAATCCTTCTGCATTTACGATTGTAATAACTGCATTAGTAGAAGGTTGAGAAGTTGGGAAGCTATTAATATCTGCATAATTTGTTCCTCCTACTGTTAAAGGTCTGCCTACTACTTTTGTTACTCCAGTATTCGCTAATGGATATGGCAATGTAATTGTTGTTTGAGCATTTAAACCACCTGCATTTGTAACACTGAAAGTACAATCTGCCTCTGTTGTTTTCCTATCTAAAAGAATCTCTAACTCTGTTCCTGTATCAACAGTTTCAGGACGTAATGAAGCTTTCTCTAAGTAAACGCCATCAGCATATTCAGTAACAATATAAAGATCATTATCTAAAATAATAGCTGAGAGAATAGATTTACTACCTTTCATCTCCCAATAAGACCAAGCAGATTGGAGTTTAGTTTCATCTTGAAATAAGAACTTATAAATATATAATCGTGTTGGTTCATCCTTGCTAACCAATACAATTGTTTCTTCTGAAACAGAAGCAGCTATCGCAACTAAATTTTTAGGAATATATCTAGGAACTGAAGCTGTAACTTCTGCTGAAATAGGAGTTGAACCTGTAACATCAGGCAAGTAAAACTCACGTAATCCAGTGAAATCACCCTTGTTAATAGGGAAGAAAACAGTACGACCTACACCTATTGGATCAATTAAATCAACCGAATCATATTTTGTCATTGCTGTAATTGTTGCAGTTCTAGGAGTCAATGGAGCACCTAACCCTGACGCACCTGTATCTAATCTGAACTGACCATGAGGGCTAAATAAAAGTAAAGTATTAGCAAATGCCATACTTGAAGTAAGGAAGTTAATATCAGTACCACCTGTACTTACAAAGATGGGATCACTATCTACAACTGTTTGAACAGTTTCAGGCCAAAACCTTTTGTAATCATCAGCAGCTGATAGACAGGCGTATTCATCAGATAAGAAGACTAATCTATTTCTAAAGACATTAATATTTTTGATTTTCTCTCCCACAAAAGGAGGATTAGGAGCGCTAGCTGTGTCTCCTGCAATTCTATGTGTCCAAGTATGTTTCTGAAATGTAAAAGTACCATTATCATTTCTAATCAAAGTATGAGGCATTGTTGTTGCCTTTAACTGATAAATAATATTTGGTGCGACTGTTTCTCTCCAAATACCTTTACCACTTGTTCCTCCATCAGTCGTCTCAAATTTCACATAATAATCATCAGCTTGTGTAGAACTTGATCCTATGATTTTAAGTATTTGACCGTTGATTCCTTTAAGTGGGAGTTGCTGAATTGCTTCTATCTCATCTTTTATTCCTACAATAAACATATCCGCAATCGTGTCACTAACAGCGATTGTGAATGTTCCTCCATCATCCTTAACTATTTTAAGAAGATAATCATCAATAGTAGTAGCTGTATATTCTGAGCCTAATGTACTGTCAGCATTAATTAAATCTCTCAATCCATCGCATACAAGTTTATTACTAGGAGCATTAGAAGATGCACCTGATCCTATAACTGGTGTAGTAAATTCTTTTTTAGTTTCAGTATGATCATCAGCATTTAATGTTACTGAATAAGTTGTATTATATTCAGCTTGTCTAATAAATACTACCCCAGTACTAGCAGAGAAAACTGGAGAAGTTGTAGTCTCCATCTCTATTTCTTTTTCTTTATTTGTAATAAAAGTATGATCTGCAATACTTGCTAACCGAAAAGAGTTTGCAGGTTCTGATGTATTTGTTATGTCAAGATAAGTTTTTCCGTCTGGAAAACTAACTGTTTGTTCAACTCCAGTCAAACTAAATACTTTTAAATCTCCATCAGAGATATAAACCAAATACTGAACACTCCCATCACGGTCAACAATATGAGTAAATGGTCTGGTACTTCCTGCTGTACCAGTAAACATTCTTGCTTGATGATAAAAAGGAGGGCGTTTCTTTAAGCCTTCAACAGAACTAGGAATACAATTAACAACTTTCTCCGCTTGGGATGCAAGCCTCAAAGCAGATGGTTGCTGACTTACACCATTAATAAGATTAGGAATTGATTTTGTAACTAATGGCATGGCTACCTAATAAGCGCACGATGAGGTCTGTAAGTAGAGAAATGTCCAGTTTGATTTGTATTTCCTCGAAGCATACTGTGCTCATCTCTTGTTGTTTCTTCTTCTAAGAAATGACTTCTTGCTTCTAACTCTGCTGTCAAATTTATCTTGGCATAATCTTCACTACCTACTACAGCTTCTTGTAACTGCCTTCCAGCTCTAACCATAATATATCTTCTTGCATGTTCAGGCAGTTCTAACCAATCAAGAATCGTTGTTACATCTGCTTTTAAATCTTCTGTGAATGTAAAGCTATGAGTCTTCCTGTCATAGAGCTTTCCATTTCTAATGATGATGTCATATTCAGGATAAAGATAAGGATCAATATATACACGAGTTGTAGAGACGCCTACCTCTATTTCATTATCAGTATTCCTTACTAACTTCTTCTCATAATCAGTATTAAAAGTCCAACCTTCTGATTGAACTTCTCGAATTGAACTATTTAAAGAATCTTGTGCTTGCTTGGCAATTCCTACTTGCCCAACCAAGCTGTTAACAGGAGCCTCACCTGTCATCTGAAGAATTTTATTTACTGCTTCTAATTCAGTTGTAAGAGTTAAAGGCATGACGAATAAGAAAGAGGGGGGCAATACTCAAGCCCCCCATAGTTAAAGATTAGCTAGTAGCCCAGTAGATCTCAACTGCACAGTCAGGACGTAGAACGCCAGTACCGTGAGCCATTGAACCCACCATGAATGTTCCCTGCCATAAAGC